CCAGCATCAGTTGTGCAGGCACGCCCGTGGCCACCGCCGTCACTGCCGAGACGTTCAGGATGTGCTTGGTGTCCGGGCTGACGTTGCCACCGTGCGGGATGCCGAAGATCTGCGTGCCGTTGCCCGTTGCGGCGTCGCATGTCCTCCAGGCCAGCGCGGTGCCAGCCCAGGCATTTGCGACAGGCGTTCCGCCCAGGGCGCTGAAGTCGTACCACCGGCCAGCCGTGTAGGCGGCAGCGCCCGTAATCTTGTTCCAGTCGGAGCGGTTGAACTTGCCGCTTGTAATCTCGTTGACGAGATCGTCCATCGATGAGAAAGGCATGGTTATCCCCAGGCAAATTGCAAGAAGCCGCGCAGTAACGGAGCGTTCGCGCTGCCGTTGTTCAGTATCCAGTTGAGGTACGCGCCGGTCTCGATCTTTGGGCACGAAGCCGAGTGCGGCAGCATGGTCTTCTCTGCCGCTGTGGAGTTCTCGCGTATCTGCAAGTGCGCCAGCGGCTTGACCAGCACCGCATTGAACAACCCCCCAGGCGAGCCCGACACCGTGACCGACTCGATGCTGCGGATGCCCTTGTCGCCACTGGCCAGCGGGATGAAGGGCGACACCGCGCCAGCGGCAGTCGTGGCATCCGATGTGTTGGCGAGGCTGCCGATGACCGTGGTAGCGACCAGCCCAGCGGTTGAGATGCGCCCAGACACTCCGTCGGAGTTGGTGTAGCTGATCGTCACGCTGCCGACCTGCGTCATGGGCGAGGCCACCACAATCATGCACTGTACCCCGTCGCCCGAGGTGTACCTGGGCAATGGCGCGGTGTTGTCCATGTCCTGCTGGTCAGTGGAGTCTCCATCGATCAGCGGGTAAAACATCAGGTAGTCTGCCAGCAACAGATAGCCCGGCACACCCGTGCCGGCGCTAACGGCCTGCATGACATGCAGGTATTTCTCTTGCCCAGGCTCCGGCGTCGGGCCGGTGTAGATGCCACGGTTGCCTGCGCCTATCAGCGGCGTGGCTTCCAGGGGATTGCCGACGTAGGCGTTGTAGACCGGAATGCCCGAGCCCACGCTGCAGTCAGCCCACCGGCCGCCGCCGGCGGCAGGCACGGCGATCTTGTAGAAGAACGACTGCCACTCGCGGCCATCGTCGGCCACCGAGTCGGCGAGCTGGCGGACGCTATTCAGCGGCATCGGGCGTCACCTCGACATGCCAATCCACTGCACCATCTGGGTGATCTGGGCACGCTTGTACCTGGTTGTCTACGAGCTCAAGGTCTCGCAGACAGTGGGCGCAAAAGTACCGCAGGCTCACATCAGTCCACGGTAGCGGTCATGGCACCAGCAGCGAACTGCGGCTGGATGCCGTTGCTGATGGACAGGCTGGCGTTGAGCGCACCTTTCAGCAGCAGATTTCCAGCACCAGTAGAGTCCGTGCCGATGCCGAAGTGCGTGGCCGTGGCGGTGCCCGCCGTACACTGACCGAACTGCACCAGCGCGGTGTTGGCAATGGTGGAAACCGTTCGCGTCCAGCCGCCTGCGGTGCGGTTCACGCCCACGCGGGCGTAACCGGTGTAGCTGATCTCGTTGGTACTCTGTGTGCCAGCCTCTCCAGGGTCTGCGCTGTGCAGCGAAATGAAGAACGATCCCGCAGTGGCAGAGTTCTGCAGGCCAGCAGCGTCCCCGATGTCGGCCCAATCGACGTTCAGGAACAGAAGGTCGAGGAGTGCCGCTTCGGCGGCGTTGGTCATGGACATGGTTCAGGCCCTTTCATTCTTCGTTGACGACCTCACCGGAGAACCCGGTGGAGGTCTTGGTGATCTGGATCTTCTTGCCGCCGCCGCCCGTGGACACGATGATCGGTTGTTGCGGCCTCATGTCCGCGACCTGCCTGGCCAACGATTCAACCATGGACTTCAGTTCGCCCAGGGTTTCACTGACTTTATCATCGGACTCGTCGGACTCGGAATCTTCTTCGCTGCCGGATTCTTCCTCGGCCTGCTGCTGCTTGAGCGCCTTGGCCAGGGTTGCAAACTTCGCGGCGTTATCCATCCGCATGTTCTCAAGCTCCAGCTCGCGCTTGGCCGCCTCGAACGGATCAACCTGCAGCGCTGCCGGCTCTGGCGTGGATTGCGGCTGCATCGCGGCCTCAGCCTCGCCGCCGACCTTGGCCAGCGTCTCCAGCGTCTTGGCTTCCGTCAGCGCCGTCTCAGCCCCGGTCTTCACCGCATCGGCTCTGGCCTTGTCCGCTTCAGCCATTGCCTTTTCAGCAGCAGCCTCGACAAACACAGCGTTCGGATCAGGCTGCGCGTTCTGAGCAGCAGCGGCCATCTCCTCGGCTTCCTCGGGCGTGGGCTGCATGATGCCAGCCTGAACCATTTGCTTGCGGAAGTAGGCGCGAACGTCGCTGATGCCCTCACCCTCCATGTTCTGGAAGGCCATCGCCAGCAGCACCTGCTGAGTCTGTGGATCCTGCGTGAGTTGCAGCATGCCCAGCAGCGAGCGCACCGTGGCCGAGCGCTGGCTGCTCGACGATGGGCCGACAGTGGACACCACGTCGAACTTTGCCTGGGAGAGGTCGTTCTCCATGACCAACTCGCCGTTGCGATCCAACGTCGGGCGCATCAGCTCAACCGACTCGACCTCGTTCTGAGGCCCGACGCCCTTCATGCGACGCTTGGACTCCACGTAGACCTCGCGGGCCATCGATAGCCAGATCTCACCGCAGCGCTGCACACCTTTGTTGTAGTTGCTCATGTACAGAAACGCCTGCATGTCCAGACGTTGCTGCACCATCTCCACGGCCTTGCCGCTGATGTTGCTGACGATCTTGTCGCCGTTCTGCTGGTTGCCCAGAATGTCCGAAATATCAGATTCGGTCAGTTGCAACAGCGCCGCCATCGCAGGCGGAATCTCGGGACTCTTGGTGTAGGCCACCGGCCCGGCCACCTGCTGGCTGCCATCTGCGCCCGTGATCGGGTTCACCAGCAGATAGGGGTAGTTGCGTAGGTTGTCCTCGGCCCACATCACCTGGTGGCCGGCGACCTGCTCAGGCACCAAGATCGGCTTCTCGACACTCGACAGCGCACTGATCTCGCCGAGCTTGGACAACTGCATGTTCTTCAGGCGCTGCGCATCCTTGGCGAAGCGCACCACACCTGAGCAACGCTCGATGTTGTCGATGAACCAGCGCTTGCCATAGATCGGCACGATGGGGATGCAGTTGCCGGCAATGTAGCCAGCGTCATCCAACACCTTGCCACCGGACATGATGTACTTGTGGACCTTCTTGCGCTTGACCTTCTTCTGGCGCACCTCGATGCTGCCAATCGCCGACAGCGTGGCCTCCAACTCGGGGTCGTTCTCGAAGTCAAACTCGCTGTACCGCTCCTCGGTGCCGTCGATGGCCTGGAAGACGCGGATCGTCTCGGGCTTGTACTCGACGCGGTAGTACTCGGCCACGAACACCACATCTGGTGTACACCAGTCAAACTCATACTGGTGGATCTCCTTGGGCCATGTAGTCGGATCGTCCCCGTACTCAGCCTTGTAGGCATCGCGGGTCATGCTGGTCAGCACGAAGCATCGCTTGGCGTCTGCCTTGTCCTGGCGCTTGGCGTCGAGGTCGAAGAACACGCTGCTGTCGGCGTCGAAGATCGGCTCGATGTAGATGCGCTGATGATCAGTCTCGTCGTCTTCCTCGTCTTCGTAGGCCGTGCGTAGACGCCAGGCACCAAACCCACCTGTGATCGCTTCGTCGAAGGCGTTGTCGTACGCCTCGTTGGCGGTGCTGTCCTGCTCGTCGGCGCGGTAGAGTTTGTTGCAGGTGTCGGCTAGGCTTGTCGCGTCGGTGCCGTCCTTGCTAATGAAGTCCACCGTGACGCGGTTGTTGCGATACTCGTTGATGATCCGAGTAATGGCCAGGGCGATCTTGTTGACCTCGAACCGCGGCTTGTTCTCAAACTGATCGCCAAGCGGGCCTTCCCACGTAGCACCCGAAATAGTGGCGAATCGTCTGTCTTGCAAACACTGCAGCCGTTCGTCACGAACCGCGGTTTGGATGTTGTCGAACTCCCGCAGTGCTTCCTGATGGATAGTCGAGAGGCGCTGATCGTTCGAGATGCGTGCCATGTCAGGCCCTTTGCTGAGTGCCCCAGAAGTTTACAACCGGCTTGGCATAGTACGAAGGTGCGGCTGCAGAGTATGACATGCCACTCGCGTCGGTGTTGACCGGGAACGCAAAGGTAACGGCGATGGCGTCGGCCGCGTCGGGTGAGGCGAGTCCTCGGGCCTTCATCTCCTTCTTCGACTCCAGGAACAGTTTACCCGAGGAGTCGGGCTTGACTCGCGGGCCTACAAGGTCGTCACGCAACTGCTTGTCCTGTGGAACGCTGGCTGTCTTGAGCCACTCCTTGACCGCGCCCCACATCTCCGAGCGTCGGTTGCCCCAGGTGATGGGGCGCAGCGCCTTCCAGCCGAAGTTCACACCGCGCACCTTGTAACGCTGCTCGTTGAGTCTGTCAAGGATGCCGTAGCCCAGGCCACCCTCGTCGATGACGGTCATGGCCGGCCGGTACTGCTCGATGGCGGCGATGACGTGTCCGACCACCGTCATGGTGTCGTCGCCCTTGTAGCGCAGGATCCGCGTGATGTCCCGCCCCTGGCGCACGACGATGACCGTCGAGTCGGCCCCGCCCCGGGCCGGGTCCACGCCGATGATGATCGGTGCGCTCATGTCCTTGTGCGGCGGCCGGCGCATGGCCTCGTCCACCAGCGCCAGGTTGATGAACTGGTCATCGCCAGTCGATGGGAACTCACCGTAGACCTCGATGCGCGCCTCGCGGCTGTCCTCACCGTACTCGGCGATGATCTGCTCGTAGACGCCCTTGTCAGTGCCCTCGACTGTGCGAGCGTCGATGTTGCGCGTGACCCAGAAGTCCCGCTTGCCGTTGAAGCACTCGTAGAAGTACCCGGTGTTGCGCCGCGGGTTACTGAACGCGAGCCAGTACCGGTCGACGATGGGCTCGGTGAAGAAGCCCGCGGCCACTGACCAGATCCCGTCCGGAATGCCGCTCGCCTCGTCGAAGATGACCATCATGCCGTCCTGGTTGTGAACCCCGGCGTAGGCATCTGGGTTCTCCTCCGACCACAGCTTCCCCTCGGCGCCCCAGTAGCGAGTGCCCTTCTTGAGGTCCCGCTCCACCAACGTGGTCATCCACGCCGCGGGTACGAGCTTGGTCGCCGACGGCTCCCACCAGTGGGCGTTGATGACCATCGTGACCCACTTGGTCAACTCGCCCCAGGTCACGTTGCGCAACTGGCTCTCGCTGTTGGCCGAGACGATGACGGTCGATCCGATGCGAGTGGTGAGCATCCACAGGATGAGCCACGATACCAGTGCGCTCTTCCCGATCCCCCGCCCCGAGGCCACCGCTGCACGCAGGGCCTGCAGCACGGCGTCCGGTGACCGGTTCTCCCGGATGTGCTTGGTGATCGTTCTGAGCACGTCCCTCTGCCAGCGGCGCGGTCCGCTGAACCGCTCTAACGGGGTGTTCTTCTGCCCCCACGGGAACGCGAACAGCACGAACGCCTCGGGGTCATCGACGATGGTCTGCGACCACAACTGAGACATGAGCATCTGCTCATCGTCGGGCGCGTAACGCGGCTGCTGTGCCATCAGTCGTTGCTGTCGTTGTGTTCAATCTGAGGTGTGTCCACCCCGTCGTCGATGTCCACCGTCGTCACGTCCGTCAGCAGCCGGGAGCGTGCCTGCTCCAGCGCTGCGGTGATGCTGATCGACTGGTTGACCTCCACCTGCTTGATGTCGCCGTACTGCTTGCGATTGTCAGCGCCCATGAGCCACTTGTAGGTGTCGATCTTGAGCTTGGACCGCGCTACGTCCTCGACGCTGTCCTCAGCCTCGGCAATCTCGACGATGCGTCCCGCCCACCACTCCGTGCGAAGCTCCTTCGCCTCCTTGTAGCGTTCGTAACGCTGGGGGTCACGCTTGATCCACCTCCAGAAAGCGTCGTACTCGATGTCGCGCAGATCGTCCCTGACGATGGCGTTGAGCGAGCGCCCCTTGGTCATCTCCGTCAGCACACGCTCGAACATGGCCGCGAACGAGGCATCGAGGAGCGCACGGGTGGCTCGACGATGTTCTGCCGGACTGATGTCGAGTGGGGGCGTCTGCATTGCGACGCTGTGACTAGTGGTGGCTGGTGCCAGCCAGTCGGGAATAGACGGCTGAGCGAGGGCCTGGGTTTGCTGCTCCATGCCGGGATGGTAGCACGGGTGTAGTTCGAGTTGGCAGCCTTGGTTGATGTGTCGCGGTGTCACTGGTGGGGATGGGGCATTGTTTCACTGGGTTACTGGTTAATTTTTCATTTGAAAAAATTGTGCGCGGGTCCTACGTTTTTGGTCACTGCCCCGCCGCCAATCGTTGGGGTACCCCCATCACCCTTGATCCACCGGGCCAACCACCAGGGCGCAGCTACCGCCACCAGGGCGCAATGGGTCAAGGGTTAGGCGCAGCATTGGCGCAATGGCGCAGCATTGGCGCAATGGCGCAGAGATAGTGTGTCAATGGGTGTGGAATCCGTGTCAATGGGCGTGGTGCAAGGGGGGTGTGACAAGGTGACTTTGATAGTTCGAATTTGAGGGTTACAGACCTTTTTAAATTTAGTCCAGAATCCACCCCCTCGCTCCCAGTCACAGTGTCGCAGGCACCACAGTCATCGCATTGGCACAATACCCCTATGCTTCAATGGGACAATGCAACCTGTTACATTACGTCATCGGATCAATCCCTGATCCGACACACCGAAGGAAACCAGACCATGACATCCTCGTTTTGGATCGACCACACAGTGCCCGGCGATTTGATGGCGTCTACAGTGCCCGTCGCTACCCGCGACGGTCAGCATTGGTACTTTGATGATGGCGCGTATGGCGTCTACGACTATTACTGCCGCGACTACGACGGCGACGACACACCCCCTGCGATGATCGAATGGGAGCGCGTCGTCTGCGACATCATCTGCCCCAAGCTCGCCGAGTGCTCGCACGGTCACTCTGTCAGCTTCAACATCAACGGCGAATCGTGGACGTTCACGCGTAACGACATGCGCGACGACTGCGGCATGCCTATCGACCAGTTTTAAGGAGCCTCTCATGATCCATCCTCGCATCCTCTCCCACTACCTCTTCAACCGCACGGAGTGTCAAGCATGCCCCGTCGACGCATGCGCAGACACGGCGCACTACTGGGGCATCCACGTGCGCACCCTCTCAGCATTCCTTCGTGCTATCGGTGTGGATGCCGATCACCTTTGCAACATCTAACCCGGAGAACCACACTATGCGCACCCGTCCCATTGACTACCTCTTTGCCATCGCACTCGGGCTTGCGCTCGCATGCCTCATCGCTGCAGGTATCTAACACCACCATCATCGAACGGAGAACCATCATGCAATTCGACACCTACACCTACACCATCGGCGCTCACTTCCTGCCCGCACTCATCAACGGCGACGAAACCGGGCTTTCACTTCAGGATCAAAACGCGCTCGCATCGTTTGACGCCAACTTGCCCGGTGCGGGTCACTGGTCATGTGGTGACGCTGACGAATTCGACTTCGCCCGCTGTGATGTCACCGACATGATGAGCGCCGTTGTCGTCTGTCAATACCTTGTGCCAGTTGCCGCCTAAACAACACCCCATCACACATTGGAGAGACACACCATGACACCCAAAGCAATTCTTCGTATGGCAAAGCCCTTCAAGGCCACTATCGGCGCTCATGTGCCCTTGATCGGCAATTCCAATGTCACGCACGACGACTACCAGCGTGCACGCGCCGAAAGTGACGCGGCAGTCCAGCGCGCTAAGTATTTGATCCAACACCTTGCAAACCGCCACGATGCGGTTCTGTTTGCGCGCGCCGTGGGCATGCCGGGCTACATCAATATGCGTTGACGTATCCGCCTAGGCGCCCCCATCGGGCGCCTATGGGATGCGCCAGCATCATTCCATCGCAACACTGAAGGAAAGACCATGACCAAAGCCGAATCACTGCGCCGCTTCAATTTGGAGCGATACCTGATCCTTTCGCTTGGCTTCACCGCCGATGAAGCCGCAGCATTGCGCCGCATCTCTCTTACCCTTCGCCGCTGGCATGAGTTGGAGTGCGGCACCGATGGCGGTTGCATCGAACGCAACGAAGCCACGGGCAAGCCGTATTGGTTGACCGACTCCGGGCGCCGCTGGACCGTGGCGGACCGTGAAACCGGAGCCCTTCGCCGCTTGCGCAAGATCATGCATGACGTCAACGAGCGGCGATTCGTTGGCGATGCAGCTTCAACCCTTGACGCCCATTGTGATGACCTGAGCGCTTACGTTCAAACCGACCCGCGCGGCGCAGCGCTTTATATCTTGCGTCCCGGTGATGTACCGGCAGGCATCAAGCCTGAATCGTGCTATTCGAACGGTGTTTGTGTTTACTGAAGGAGCCTAGACCATGACAAACCAGAAACAAATCCGCGCGGCATTTTGGGACGCATACCCGCACCTAGCAGAGCAAGCCCGTGAGGCTGGCATTCTGACGAAGTCGCAGAATTTCCACTGCGCGACAGTCCGTTGCGCATTCGTCGACTTTGTGGATTCGCTCCACCGCGACGGATCCATATCTGACGCATTGGCCGAAAGGGTCACACTGTGAGCGCCAGCAACCCCATGCACCGAGAACCACCAGCACGGACCCCGAAGCGGCCCTTGTGGCCGTTCCCCGTGCAACCCTTGACCTACCCTCTCGCTCCACCAATCGAGCGCCCGACTAAGCCCGACCATGCATCGATGCCCGATGCACCATTCTGAAAGGACTGACCTATGAAAGCAAAACACACTCCCGGACCCTGGCACACCACGGGCGACGGCCTCGTTTACGCTGAACCATCATTCGACGATATCGAAGCGCCGTTTATTTGCGATGCTACGGATGACAGCCAATGGAGGAGTCCGAACGATGAGGAAAGGGCCAATGCTCGACTGATATCGGCTGCGCCTGAATTGCTGGCCGCGCTGCAGGCCCTTGAATGGGCCGTTTCCGGCGTTGACTACATAGAAACCGAGTACGCGGACCAAGTGGCGCAAGCCCGCGCCGCTATCGCTCGCGCAACTATGGAGGACTGACCATGACAACAACCATTCGCAGGCCGGACGGTACCCTGAGCACCTACACGGTGACAAACCCAGCAACATGGGCGGCGCTGCAAGCCGTGAAGCCGGCCAAGAAACCGCGCGCCAAAGCCGATAAACGAAAGTACCCGTCGCAGGCCCTGAGCACTGCCGACTATGTGGCGCAATACTTCGCGCTGAACACCCGCAGCCGCACGGGTGAAATCAACGCTTACAGCCAGCATCAGGACCATCGGACCCTGTACCAGCCGTTGAACGAAAAGCCGTGGCACTGGGCGCCCGACACGGTTGAAATCGAAACGGTGGAGGACTGACCATGCTCTACGGACCCGGAATCCCCTGCCTTGACCCCGACAAACCCTTGACCCGCGAGGAAATCGACGACGAACAATGGATCAATCGAGCGCGTGACTTGTACGCCGTGTCGTCGGATGACGATATCGAAATCGACGATGACGCCAAAGTGTCACATGGCACCGATGGCACCTGGGTTCAGGCCTGGGTGTTTGTTCGCACGCTGGAGCATATCGAATGATCCGCAAAAACCAACCCGTCAACGCGCCAGTGGCGCCATTCTGAGGAGATCGCATCATGAAAAAACTTCGCGCCGCATTGCGGGAAAAATTCGGCCCGCGTAACTATCGCATCAATTGCCGTGGTGAGGTTCATGTTTTTGGGGTAATGAAGAACACCAATAGATTTGGTTGGTTCTTTTTTGGGTATGTTGAATACATGTACCAATGGTTTGATTTGGAGGGTATCGAATGATCCTAGCCCTCATCGCCGCCCTGGCCGCCGCCATCATCGCCGCTATCCTTCTCGGAGATTAAATCCAATGGAAACACAATCGAACGAACCCAAAGCCCCTAAGCCCGTCGGCCGCCCCCGGGTCAACGCCAAACGAGACACGGCCACCGCCGCGCGTCTCCTGGCCACGCAGACCCGGCTGGGCCTGACGGACGCCAGCATGGCCCGGTATCTCGGCGTGCCCGTCTCCACCTGGCGCAACTGGGCCTGCGGGCACCGGGAGCCGGGAGCCGTGACGGCTCGACTGCTCGACGTGCTGGACGCCGTGGAGTGCCTAGCGCCCGATATGCACAAGCACTTGCTGCCGTAGGGGTGAACGCACCAAAGAAAAACCCGGCCTGGTGCCGGGTTTCTTTTTGCCTGGCAGCGCTCAAGCCGCCTTTTGATCCTTTTCATCCTCCTCGTCCATCCATTCCTCGAAGTGCGGCACCGTGCGCCGCTCAAGGCCCGCGATGGTGCGCCGCTCATCCTCGGCCCGCTGGCGGGCTTTGATAATCTCGGTCCTCTGCTTGTCGAACGCATTCACTAGCGCCGGGTTAATCGCCCAGTCGGCTTGATGCAGGTGCTCACGCGAGCCGTCATCGAGCCGCACCACCCAGCCGGCCTCCTCTAGGGTCTGCATCGCACCGATCACCATGCGGTCCTGTAGGATGGTGCTCTGCACCTTCTCCATGCGCCGCCGTGCGCCTCGCTTGACCTCCGAAAGGGTCACCGCGGTCTTCCCGGCGCAGTGGTACAGAAGCCAGCCCTGCACCCAGATGTCGAACGAATCCCCGGTGAATTCTGCCAGCGTGTACCGCAGCGCCGGGATGACATAGCCCCGCACCATGCTGATGGCCCGCTCAAGGGTTGACCGGCTGACGATGCTGCTGAAGGGGCACTCGATCACATGGAACAGCAGCGCGAGGCGCGCAGCAGTGCCCTCCAGCTTCCCGTAGGCGGTCAGGAACGCGGGGTCTGCCTCCAGCACCACCTCGTCGCGTTTGGACTGCTCGAACCACAGTTGAAACTCTCGAAAGAGCGTGAACGCATCCGGGGCCAGCGTGTAGGTCTGCGCCGGGAGCGAGTAGACCAGGCGCACTAGCTGATCCCACCCAGCCGAGTGCGCCGGCGGGCCAGGCTCGCCGCGCCGGGTCTTGCGCGTGTCCAGGATGCCGGGGATGAACCGCTGCAACAGGCCGTCGGTGGCCAGGTACTCGACCGCGCCACGGTAGACCAGCGGCTGGATGTTGCCGTACACGCTGACCGCGAAGCACTCGGCGATGATCGCACCACCGCCCACCCGGTCGTACTCGTACCGCCTCGCCTCGTACGCCTGCACCCACGTCGAGCGGTCCTCGCCGCTGTTGCGGTCGCTCATCTTCTTGGTCCAGGCGGCCATCTCGTCCAAGTAGCACAGCAGGCCACGCGGCCGCTCCGCCGCGTACCGCACCAGCTTCTGGCTGGTGATATCACTCACCTTCAGGCGCAGCGGCTGGGGCTGCGGTGGCAGGTCCGACACGGTGGGCAGCGCCGTGTTCCCCGTCACATCGAGGCTGGACGCGGCGTCGAGGAATTCCTTCTTGCTTACCGCGTGCCGGGCCTCCAGCGCCTCCCAGTCCAGCATGCGCTTCTTGAACGCCGGGTAATCCTCAGCCTCGATCTGGTGCAACACCTCGACCATCGGACTCGCGCCCGGGGTCTTCTTGTCGGCTGGACTGCCGATGGTCATCAACCAGATGATGGGCGGCACCTCGTACCCCTCCATCAGCCGCAGCCGCGAGCGGGCATCGATGGCACCGGCCACCGCCGCCAGGCCCGAGAACAGCGGCACGATAGGGTCGCACCCAATGTGCCCGCTCACCTCGGTGGCCCGGTCGGCCAGGGCCTGCGGCCACCACTCCACGCGCATCACGGGCGCGGGCACCCGGCTCGACTCGATGAGCACCTGCGGCTCGGTCAGCGCCTCAGCGGGCTTGAACAGGGCCGAGGCGTCCAGCGGGGGCTTCACCCACCCCGACTGCCGGGCCAGGTGGAACAGACTGCCAAGTTTGACCTGCGTGGCCTTGTCGGACTTGAACGACCGCCACTGCGCAGAGATGGCGCGGTCGCCCGGGTACTTCTCGGCGCTCTTGGCGCTCCACTGCTGCCAGGCGGTGAACGCGCCATCGAGGTCATTGGTCTGCGTGCCTGCCCAGTGCAGCGCCATGCCGCAGGTGATCCACTCGTCGCGTGAGACGTCAGGGCTGATCGAGTCGAGTGCGCTGCGGATGTCATCCCAGGAGGCATCAATCGGGCCATCTATATCGATCTTAGGAACATTATCGGATTCCAATAAATTCGACCACAGATCAAGCAGTGCTGGCGGGATGAGCGGCAGGCGCATCCAGTGCCCGCGCCCTGCCCATCGGTAGGGCTGCTGCGTGTCGGGGTGGATGCTCGGCGGCAGCACGTCCTGCACCGTCAGCCCCTCGGCGGTGGCGCAGCGCAACTCGAACGATGTGCCACCCTCGACGCTGACCTTCTTGCTCGGCAGCGCCAAGCCGAATGGCATCACGTACAGCAGTTTGCCGTGCCCCTGCCGCCCGCTGTCCACGATCACCGCATCAGGGGCATCGTAGAGCGCAGCCAGGTCAACGCCGAACACGCCCAGCATCGGCGCGGCGGTGGCCCAGTTGTCGATGTCCAGCGCCATCGTGGCGCTGTAGGCATGGGCCAGGCCGATGCCGTGCTGCGGGGGCAGATCGGCCTGCGAGCCCAGCGCCGACTCGCGCCGGTTCCACCCCACGGTGCGCGGCCCCTTGGTGCCGGGTGGGATGGGCACAAGTGACCACCCGTGTCTGATGTAGGCGTCAACCGACGCGGGATGTTGCACAGTGTTCGGGATTGTCATACGATGTGATTGCAGGTTAACCTGCGTCTCCTCCTTCGATGTTGCACCCCGCCAGGTTCACGCTTGGCGGGGTTCTTTTTTGTCTCGGGCGCGGATGGCGGCGGCTGCCCTGGTGCCGTAAATCTTGACCCCAGTCGGCAGGTGCGTGTCGCAAACGGTCTCTTTTGCCACCTTTGCACACGCCTCGCGCTCGCTCATCACAGCCTGCGCGGTGGCAGCATCGAGAAGCTCCCGCAGAGCGCGAGAGGGTGCAAACCCGTAGGTGTTGCACAGGCTCCTGAATTGGTCGTCGGTCATTTCCAGTCGTCCC